TTCTGGGGATACCGCGAGGACATGACCGGCATCCCCTTCGGGCTGGTGCGCGACATGCTTTTCCCGCAGGACAATTTGAATTCGACCATCGCAAAATTGCGCTGGGGCTTGTCATCTCGCCGCACGGAGCGCACAAAGGGTGCTGTAGCCATGAGCGATGACCAGCTGCGACGCATGATTGCCCGCCCCGATGCCGATGTGATACTGGATGCCGACCACTTCCGCAGCAACCAAGGCGCGCGCTTTGAGGTCAAGACGGATTTCCAGCTCAACGCCCAGCAGTTCCAGCTGATGGAAGACAGCCGTCGGGCTATCTCGCGCGTGAGCCCCATCACCCCGGCATTCCAGGGTCAGGAGGGAACGGCGCGATCCGGCATCCAGGAGCAGACGCAGGTGGAGCAATCCCACGTCAGTGTGGCCGACCTGATGGATCAGTTCAAGGAATCGCGCACGATGGTGGGCGAGCTGCTGCTGGCGCTGGAGATTGAGGACATGGGCCGCGAGGAGCAGGTGGTTGTCATCGAGGGCGATGTGCTGAACCCGCCGCGCACGGTGGTGCTCAACCATCCTGAGGTGGACCCCGATACCGGGCTGCAGTACCTGAGCAACGACGTGCTGCGCACCCGGCTCAAGGTGGCATTGGAGGATGTGCCAAGCTCCAGCAGCTTCCGCGCGCAGCAACTCAACTCGCTGTCCGAGGCCGTAAAGTCGCTGCCACCGGAAATGCAGCAGGTGGTGATGCCNNTGCCCCGCAAGAAGGAGGTGGTCGAGGCCATCCGCATGGCGCAGGCAGGCAGCCAGGCCGACCCCGAGAAAATCCGCGCCGAGGTCAAGGCCGAACTGCTGCACGAACTCAAGGTGCGCGAACTGGACATCAAGGAGCGCGTGGGCAATGCCCAGGTGGAGAAGCTGGTGCGCGAGGCAGTGCAGGTGGGCGTGCAATCCGCGTTCAGCGCCATGCAAGCTGGGGCCCAAGTGGCCATGAATCCGGCCATCGCTCCCATTGCCGACGAGGTGATGAAGGGCGCGGGCTACCAGCGGCCCAACCCTGGCGGCGTGGACCCGAACTTCCCAGTGCCTGCTGCGCCCATGCAGCCCGCACCACAGGATGGCGCAGGCATTGCCGATGTGCAGGCCAACACCAGTCCAGCATTCCCGCCCGTGCCGCAGCAGGCAGGGCAGGGCATGGAGGGCATCGAAACCCCAACCCCAGCCGACAACCTTCAAGGAGAGATTGCATGACAAAAGTGCCGAGCGCCAAAGCTCTTGCAAAACGGTTTCTTGCGAATGCAGCTCAGTCGGCAGTTGAGCGCGAAAAACTGCGGATCGACATGGGGGGCGGCTTTGTCCTGCGCGCCACATGGTTTGACCACGACAACTTGTTGGCAGGCGTGGTGATGACACAAACGGGAAAGCATGCAGCCATCCTTTTGGATCAGCGCCTTGGGCACTTCAAAAATGGCAAGTGGGTGGCTATTCAAACCCGAGAGAAGGCGTGCGACACCCTTGCGAAACAGGCTGTGCAGAGTGTTCGGGAGCTGACGGCAGCTTTTACCACGTCGCCGGTGGCTTGCGCTGGCCGCTGATAAACTGCGAGCCGCGCACCCCACCAAGCCGCCCACCGAGGCGGCTTTTTTGCGCCCGCACAGTATAGGGTTTCACAAATAAGAGCAGCCCCGCAAGACTGCACCCAGCCCGCCCGTGATGGGTCGGCCAACCCCCACCGCTGGAGAGTGTGAAGGCCAGGGTTTCGGCCCTGGCCCGATCCTCGAAACGGTGTGCCCACCAACAGGCCCTGCCGGATAGCAGGGGATGGAGCACAGAACTTGACAACCACAGCACAGCAACTGCTCGATGCGGCATTCGCCGGTACGCTGGATCTGGACGCGGACGCGAGCCAGCCAAAGACCGATGCGCCTGCCAATGACGGCACTGCAGCACAACCCGAAACCACGAACCGCGATACCGCAGCACCGGCCGCAGCAGCTCAGGAAGACGAGAAGCCAGCGCCCATTGCCAGCAAATCCGGTGAATACACGATCCCCTACGAGAAGCTCACCCAGGCACGCCAGGAGCGAGACAGCGTTAAGGCCGAGAACGAACAGCTCAAGGCCCAGCTGCGGCAACTGACCACTGCCCAGGCCCAAAACCTTACTGCCGCACAGGATCAAGCGCAGGCCCGAGCGGACGCTGGCCACGCACCGACCCAGGCAGACCAGAACCTTGCGATGGCCCAGGCCGCCGCAGCCGCTGGTGTGGATGTGTCCCTTTTTGGGGACTTTTCCGAGGAAGCCATTGCCAAGGGTGTTGCAGCCCTGGTGGAGCAGCGCGCAGCCGCGATGGTGGACGCGAAGCTGGAGGCGGCCCTGGCGCCGTTACGGCAGCGTGAAGCCAAACAGGCGGTGGATGCCCATACGGGCGCCATCTACGCGGCACACCCGGACGCCGATGAGGTGTTCGAGTCTGCCGAGTTCAAGCGCTGGATGGGAGCGCAGCCTGCTTTTGCACGGGCTGGCATCGAGTACGCCATGACGAATGGCGCGGCTCAGGACGTGATCGACGTGTTTTCGACCTTCAAGGCCGCTACCGGCAAAGGCACCCCTGCCGATGCTGTGACGAGGGCTTTGGAGAAGGCGCAGGCGCAGCCTCCGGCGAGTTTGTCGGATCTGCCAGGCGCTGCTGCATCCGGCGCAACGGAGGCCGAGCGGGTGACCGCCATGGCATCCAACCCCGCAGCGTTGCTGGACTACATGGCTGGTTTGAGCCCTGAAAAGCAAAACCGGCTGATGAACAGCGTGGCCTGACCGCCGCGCGTTTTTGAAACCCTGGGCCATCCCGTGATGGGGCAGCCCTCTCCCTTAGATGGAGGACGATCATGTCCAAGACTTCCGTGGGCGCAGGCTCTGCCAATGCCCAGTATGTACAGGCTGCGGGGCTGTTCGCTCAGTCCATGCAGCGCAATTCGACGCTCAACCGCATGGTCGGCAAGATGCCCTCCGGCGAGGGCGAGGTGAACAACGTTCTGCGCAAGCAGACCAGCACCGACCTGCCCATCGTTCGCACGGTGGACCTGTCGCGCGGCAAGGGTGACGAGGTGGAATTCCACTTCGTTCAACCCGTGGGCGCCTACCCGATCATGGGTAGCCGCATGGCCGAGGGCAAGGGCGTGGGTGTGTCGCTGGACAAGGCCCGTGTGCGCGTCAACCAGGCGCGCTTCCCCGTGGACGTGGGCGACACCATGACCGATCTGCGCTCGCCGGTGGACTTCCGCAAGGTGGGCCGCCCCATTGCGCAGTCGCTGATGGACGCCTACCAGGACCAGTCGATGCTGGTGCACATGGCGGGCGCCCGTGGCTTCCACGACAACATCGAGTGGCGCGTTCCCACCGAGGACCATGCCCAGTTCGCGGAAATGCTGGTCAACGACGTGAAGGCTCCCACCAAGAACCGTCACTTCGTGGCCGATGGCTCTGCCATCAAGCCTTTCGCCGTAAGCACTGGCGAAATCGACCTGGCAACCACGGACCTGCTGGACATGGATGTGGTGGACAGCATTCGCACGGTGATCGAGTCGATTGCCCTGCCGCCCCCTGCCATCAAGCTGCCGGGTGACAAGGTGGCCGAGGACTCGCCGCTGCGCTGCCTGCTGGTGTCGCCTGCGCAGTACCACAGCTTCGCGCAGGACACGAACTTCCGCCAGTTCCAGGCCAACGCCATGGCCCGCGCGGCCAAGGCCGAGAACCACCCCCTGTTCCTGGGTGAGGTGGGCCTGTGGAATGGCGTGCTGATCTGCAAGATGCCCAAGCCCATCCGCTTCTATGCCGGTGACACGATCCGCTATTGCGACTCGTACACCAGCGAGACGGAGAGCACCTGCACGGTGCCCGCCAGCTTCAGCACGACCCACGCTGTGGACCGTGCGTTGCTGCTGGGTGGCCAGGCACTGGCGCAGGCGTTCGCATCGAGCCGTCACGGTGGCATGCCCTTCTTCTGGAAGGAGAAGGAATTCGACCACGACGACAAGATGGAGCTGCTGATTGGCGCCATCCAGGGCTTGGCCAAGGTTCGCTGGCTGGTGGATCAAGGTGGCGGCATCAAGCACTTCACCGACCACGGCGTGATTGCCATCGACACGGCAGTGCCGATCATCGGGGCTCGCCAGTAAGCCTCCAAGCAACCCGGGCCGCTCCATAGTGGCCCGGGCCTTCCAAAAAACGTTCACACACTGAATACGGAGGCTGAAATGGCCACGATCACCCAAAAGAACCACAACGCCCGCAACAACGTGGGCGCAACCCCCTGGGGCAATGCCCACGGCCTGCACTACACGCTGCAGACCGCCGCTAACGGCAGTGTCGTCGGCGGTGATTCCACTGCTGCCGTCGCCTCGGGCGACAAGGTGCGCATCGGCGTCATCCCTGCGGGCTCCAGCCTGCTCGACAGTCTGGCGATTGTTTCGGTCGGCATGACCGCCACCATCACCGGCAATCTGGGCTTCGAGTATGTCGATGGCGTCAACGACACCAATGTGCCGCAGGACGACGACTACTTTGGCTCCGCACTGAACCTGGCCACGGCCGCGCGACTGCGCAATGCCACGACCAACGCGCCGGTGACGCTGCCGAAGGACGCCTACCTGATCCTGACCACGGCCGCAGCCAACAACGCCAAGGCCTCGCGCATTGACGTGGTGCTGACCGTTGCCAGCGAAGGCCACCCCTGAGCGCCTGATGGCATGAGAGCGCAGGCCGGGTAACTCCGGCCTGCTTCGGCACACCTTCAAGGACCGGCCATGAACTTCACACGACTGACCTACAGCGGGCGCAAGCCCTACAACGACAAGGCTGGCACCGTCTGGGCGCCTGGCGACACTCACATGGTTACGCCGGACACTGCCAAGCAACTGCTGCGCTTTGCCGAGTTTGCGCTGGCCAAGGACACGCCTGCAGATGCCAAGTCGCCCAAGGGCAAGGCAGAGGAACTGCAGAAGGCGCAGGCCCTGCATGAAGAGCAGGCGCGCAAGGCAGCCAACGAACACCAGCAGACCGAGAACATGCTGCTGACCGTGGAGAGCATGGACAAGGGCGCGCTCGAAGAATACGCCCGCAAGTACGACGTGGAGCTGGACAAGCGCCTGGGCATCGCAAAGCTGCGCGCCGAGGTTTCCACACTGATCGAGCAGTTCGGCGCCCGCTGATATGACCCTCGAAGACCTGATTCGCCGGTTTCGCGTGCTCGCACAGGATACGGAGCAGCCTTTCCTTTGGTCTGACGAGGCAGTGATTGACTGGCTCAACGACGCCCAGGCGCAGGCTTGCGTTCGTGGACGGCTGATCCGCGAGGATGAGAACCCGGCCGTGTGCCAGATCGCGCTTACACCAGGTCAGCACACCTACCCACTGCACGCATCGGTGTACGAGCTGATTAACCTGCGCATCAAGAGCTCTGGAACCGAGCCGTCGCGCCCCATGGCGATCAAGTCGCGCGAGTGGCTGGACGCCAACGTGTGCGACTGGCGCGACATGGACAGGCCCAGCCCGTGGCTGATCCAGGACGACACCACATTGCGCGTTGTTGGCGCCATCCAGGCCGGTGATGTGCTGCACCTGGAGTGCTACCGCCTGCCGCTCAAGCAACTGGCCAACGACACGGACAAGCCGGAAATCCATGCGGCCCACCATGAGCACCTGATCCAGTGGGCGCTGCACAAGGCGTTCAGCGTGCCAGACGCCGACGGCTTCGACGCGACGCGCTCTGCAGCAGCAGAGTCTGATTTCACCTCGTATTTCGGCCCGATGCCCGACAGCGACATGCGCCGCATCACGCGCGAGGACGTGGTGCACCACAACGTGTCGATCTTTCCGTAGGGCCACCTTGTCGCCGTCAAAAGGCGCCCNNGTATAGGGTTTGATGCCACGGCGCTGCATGGGGACACTGCATTCAACCATTGCAGGAGTACCCCATGGCAAACAAGTTCTACCCTAAGGGCGCCGAGAAAATTCTCAGCGGTTCCATCAACCTCACATCCGACACCATCAAGGTGGCTCTTCTGTCGGACGCCTACACCTACAGCTCCTCTCACGAGTTCCTGTCGGACGTGTCGGCCTCCGAGCTCAACACGGCTCAGACGCTTGGTACCAAGTCTGTAACCAACGGTGTGTTCGATGCTGCTGACTCCGTTTACACCGCCGTCACTGCGGGGGCCAATGCGCGCTACCTGGCGATCTACAAGGATACCGGCGTGGCAGGTACGTCTTCGCTCATTTTCTTTTTGGACACTGTGACCGGCCTGCCCATGGCCACGAACGGCGGCGACATCACCGTCCAGTGGGACAACGGCAGCTACAAGATTTTCTCGCTCGTGCCGTAAAGGGTCATCATGGCCGTCATCCCTACCGCCTGGAACCCGGCGGACAAAGCCGCCGGTGTTGTCCTGTCGGGGGGAAACCTTACCGCATCGTGCGGGGCGGCCGAAAGCGTGCGTTCTACATTTGGCGCCACCGCTGGCAAATACTACTGGGAGCTGACGTACCCGTCCGGCGTTTCAGGCATCATGGCGGGCGTCGCCACGTCTGCCAGTGACATTGACAACTGGCCGGGGTCTGACGCTGAGGCATGGGCCGCCGAAAGTTCGTCGGGGGATGTTTACACCAACTCAGGCATTACCGCCTCGTCGTCAGCTGGCGCGCCAACCACAACATTGAGCGTACTGCTGGACGCTACAGCCAAGACGCTCAAGTTTTGGGCAGACGGCGTGGACTTCGGGGTGACGGTTACGCTGACGGGTTCGCAGTTCTATGCGGTAGTCGGCTACACGGGCACGATCACCGCGAACTTTGGGGCAACAGCCTTCAATCACACACCGCCTGCTGGATATGAGGCAGGGTTCGGTGCGCTGGACCCCGACACCACCGTCATCGCCGGTTCGGCACTGGCGTTCTCTGCTGGCGCGCCCACAGCAGTACGCGGACCCAACCGCACGGTGCAGGCAGGCAGCGCACTTGTCTTTTCCGCTGGTACGCCGGAAGCGACAACGCCAGAGAACGAGACAGTGTCCCCCGTGGGGGTGGCAGCATTTGCTGCGGGCGCTCCAACCGCAGTGCGTGGGCCAAACCGCACAGCGCAGGCCGAAGGGGTTCTGGCGTTCGGAGCCGGAGAACCCGCCGCGCAACTGGGCTACCCAACGACCATCGAGCCTGTTGGCGTGGTCGCGTTTGCAGCGGGGCAGCCAACCGCGTTCCCATGGTCGCACAGGACTGTGCGCCCGAGAGGCGTCTATGCGGTTGCCATTGGATCGCCCATGGCTCTGCGAGGCATGCCTCCGGCGAACACTATTTTGACGGCGCCTGGCACCAGCGCCTTTGCTTCTGGCGCACCTTCGGCGCGCAACACGGCAACAGTGCAGGCGCAGGGCGCGGCAGTGTTTGCAGCCGGGACACCAAAAACCTACCCGGTACTCCGCGCTCAAGGAGTTTGTGTAGCCGCCGCTGGAACGCCCAAGGCGCGGGCTAGATTGAGTGTGGCGGGCTCCTGTGTGTTTTACGCGGGCATTCCATCCGCCCGCACAACCGCCAATGTGCAAGGCGTCTGTGTGGTACGTGCGGGCGTGCCGACGGCAGACGCGAGCGCCGTAGCGCAAGGGCAGGGCGTACTTGCCTTCTACTCCGGGGTTCCGCGAATCTCCGGCGTGACCGTCAGACCTCGCACCGCATTGTGCTTTCGCTCCGGTACGCCGACCATTAACAGGGGCGCCACATGCTGACGTTCGAG